AGCTTATACCAGTATGTTTCTAGTTTCTAATTTATTTTGTGATTGGTCTACTTTGTAGCCTAGTGAACTAATTTTTTGTCTATTGTAATTTAATGTTTCTGTTACTACTGACGACAGTTGTATTTCATCGAAACCTTTTAGTGTGTCAAGCAATTCAAAAACTTTTATGTCGTCTATCTTTGCTTGTCTCATTAGTACTGCACCTATTGTTTGTGCAGATAATCTTTCAAAGCCTCTTGTTTCAAAAAAACCTACTACAGCATCAACTTCGTTTGAAGGAAATTCTAAAGGTGCTGAGTAATATTCGCTAAAAAACTTTTTAACTTTTTCTGTAGTTCCTAATTTCTTTGCTGGAATGTTTGGCATTATGTATAAGTGCCTCCGTCTTTAATATTGTATGTATTCTTATTAGATATTGAATTCAAGTTACCTTTAGTTACCGCATTGTAGGCCTCCTTGGCTGATGAAGTGGCACTATTCCATGCACTTGAAATTGCATCTGGAGTTGCATCACCACCTGAAGCTAGGTGTGCCTTTTTAAATCCTTCTGCTTTAGTAATGCTGTCTAGTATACCTGGATTGCTACTAACTAAAGACGTTACACTACTTAATGATCCACCTTTAAGTTGACTTACCACTGCCGCACCCGCCGCCATACCTGCAACTGCTGTAGTAACATCAAAGTTGCCTGCACTTATTCCTTTAGGAAATGCTGTGTTGGCAACACCACTTACGTCAATGCCTCCTGCCTTACCTATTTGATCTTTTAATATACCAAAGCCTTCTTCACGCAATCCTTCTTTACTTAATTGTTTTGCGTTACCTATAACACTTCCAGTTTTTAAAACTGTACCTAAGAAACTTGCTGGAGAACTAAATGCTTGTCCACTTGTAATGTCTCCAAACACATCTGCCGCCCCTGCGGCTATACCACCTTGGCCAAACAAGTTAGCCGCACCGCCACCTGCTAATGAATTAGGTGATGGCATCTTATCATAGTGTCCACTTGCCGCTCCAAATGACTTAGGTGAAGCTCCTTCTTCAACTCCGCCTCTTGCATACCATACAGTTTCATATTGTACCTGCATAGTGTTCTGCACAGGATCACTTGAACTGTTTTCCATTGTATCGTGACCCCATTCACTAATGATAGGGTTAACTAAAGTAAAACAAGTATATCTATGTCTGTGTAGTTGATAAATTTGTATGCTTTCAAAGAAGTGTGAATGACTGTCGTTGTCTAGTCCGTATCTATAATGATTACCTTCAGCTTGATATGTATTTGATCTTTGATATGCACCTGATGTCGTAACAGGATCTGAACTTCCGTTTAATGAAGCATAGTTACCATCTTTGTAATAATAACGATAGTAGGCTTCCCACATAGCAGTAACCTGTCCATAGTTATCATCATGGAATACTATATTAATTGGATCGTAATCTAATCTTGTTTGTAAGTTTGCTTTCTTATTGTACTGATGTTTAAGTGTAGTACTAATAGAATACTTAGGTAAGTCAACACTCTTTACGAGCATATTAATTTCTCTTGTTTCTAGTTGCGGAATAATTTTCACTGCAACAGGATTCAAGTTAAAACTTACGTGATATAAAAATTTATGTTTGGGAGATAACCTGTGTGCGTCATCTACATATAGTCTGGCACCGTGAGCAAAGTCACCAAGGTTACCTTTTGGGCTTAAAGCACCACTAACTACATTATCCAAAAAACCGTTTAATTTATTTGCCATACTAATATTTATCTAAAAAATAAAGTACGCAGATAATAAAAAAGGAGCTCTTAATAAAAAGAGCCCCCTTTAAATATTCAGGAAATATTACTTAATTATAGATCTTATGTAGATCCACCACCTGTAATTAACGTATTAACAGTTCTACCTACTGCTGTACCTACGCCAGTTCCTTGTGGACTTTGTATTGCATTATCGTATCTGATAGCTAATGCTACAGTTACTGGATCGTTAGTTGCGTATGCTAATGTATTGTAGTTAGCACTTTCTAAGTAACAACCATACAATTCAAATGTTTCTAAAACGTTTGCTGTATTGATTCCGTTACCACCATCAAGTATTTCGATTCTTGTAACGAATTTGTAATCGCTACCTGAAGCCGCACTTGATTGTTCAAAGAAATCAAATTGTTTCTGTAGTTGTTCACCAACTAGTTTTTGTACGTTGTTTGAAACATCTTCTCTTAAGTTTAATGTAATTGGTTCCCAAGTATGTTTACCTGCTAGGTATACTCTTGAGTTGTATACATCAACTGTAATCTGTTCGAAACTTACGTTTGGTCTAGTTACGTCTACAACTTGTTTTGTTAGTTCTGTTGTTGGTGTTGAAACTCCAAAATTTTCCAGGCTCACTCTAAAGCGATACTGGAGTTTGGGCATCAACAAGCCCTGATTAGAACTAGATGCACTAGAATCTAATGGGACTGTAATTTTTGATAGTGTTGAAATTGCCATTGTTAATATCTCCTGTTTAAACTATTTATCCTTTTATAGTTGTGCTATTTCACCTGTGTTTTTGAGTCTCAACGGAATGTAAATAAACTCAACTGCTTTCACCGGCTCAATCGCTATATCCAAGTAAAGCTCATTTCTATCAATTCTTGAAGGTGTGTTGTTTGATTCATCACACACTACTAAGAAGTCATATAATGCTCTTTGACCTACTAGTTCTAACATTAAGCTATCTGCTTGAGCTTTGATTTCATCTCTTGTGATTTTATCATTTGGCTCAAAGATATATGGTTTAGCAAGTTTATCTAACTGTCCTCTTAGGTAAATTACTAGTCTAGCAACGTTAATTCTATCTAACGCACTAGCATTTTTGGCTCTAGTTTTTTGACCGTAGTTGACAAGTCCCGCACCTGTTAAGAATGTTATCGGGTTAATTTTATTGCTGTACAATGTATCACGTTGTCCAGTATTTAAAGCAACTGCTTTAAATTCACCTTCTGCATCAATGTATCCTGCACTTGAGGCGTTAGTAATTCCACCACGTCTTGTTCCTGCTGGAGCAAACCATGGAAATGAAACACTATCACTTAATGCTATTGTTCTAAGTATACCATGTGATGCTGGAACAACAATGTTTTTACCTGCATTATCACTTGTGAATAAGCTAGGATAAAAAGTTCCCATATACTCATCACTTGTTACTAATCCATCATCGTTATCTTCAACTGCAAGGTTTACGTTAGTTGCATAGTTGTTAATTGTTGTAGCATCAGCAGTTAATCTAAATGGTAAGTCACCAACAACAAATGCTGTTAAGCCTCTGTCTGTGTTTAGTGTAACCATTTCACCAATTAACTCTGAGTAACCTGGGCAAGCCATTAAGTTAAAGATTCTTGATTGATCGTCTCTAATGTCTTGGTTGCTGTTAACCATTGCTTGTAATGATTGTATAACAACTTTACGTTGAGCTTTTCTACCAAATGAACCTGAACCGTTTGCCTGGTTAGCTGATTCAGTTACCCATCTATGAGCATAGTAACCTGCCATTGACTCACCTGCGCCACTACCAAATCTTAGGTTGTTGCCTGATGTGTCAACTTGGTTTCTAACAAATTTCTTAACATTAAATCCAGAACGTCTTAAGTTCCAAAGCAACATACCTTTTGGATATAGTGCTGGATCTGGAGCGTCTGTGTCTAAGAAGTTTGAACTTAAAAGTGCTTCAATTGAACCTGCTGTTGAACTGTTTGCACCTGCTGTGTTGTATCTTGCATCAGCAAATAAAATACCATCTTCAGTAGTTTGATCACCGTTATCAACAAGTACCCACTTTAAAGTAGTTGCGTTGTACTTGTAAATCTTAGGATAGTTTTCTAAGTCTGCTGTTGAAATCCATAAGTCACCATTTTTAAGTGCAGTACTGTCTGACTGTAAAGTTGGCTCAGTAGCACTTACGATTGGACCTTTTGGATCTGTTTTATCACCAGCCGCCGCCGCAAAGTACGGAGCAGTTGAATCTTGATAACCTACCCAAGTAGTTCCATTGTGTATCATCATGTCTACTTCGTCAACAACTGAACTGTACCATAAAGTTTTATCAGCTGTTAAAGCCGTTACTGCTGTTGCACTTGCAGTATAAGTTAATACCTGCCAGTTACTTGCAACAAAGTCATGTGTACTATCACCTGTTGGTGCTGTGTATAAGTTTGGTGTACCTGAGTTTGCATCAACATAAGCACTAAATCCTGCTAATGCTAATACGCCTCCAGTGTCTTTAATTCTAAAGTCACCACCGTCATTGTGTGAAATAACAACTCTGTTACTTGCATCAACACTTGCACCTACATTTACAAAACCTGCACTATTAATAGCACCTGCAATAACATCAGCATCACTTGACGCACCAGTAGTTGTTACACTAATAGTTTTGTCAGCTTGTAAAGCCGCGTTATTAACTAAAGTTTCTTGAATGTTAAATGCGTATGTTCCTGCTGTAACCTGTGCCGCAACAATACTTGAAGTAATTGATGTTGCACCTGTTGCCACACGTCTGTGAATTTTAAAGTCACCTACAATAGTGTCCTCTGCATTATTATAGTTAATGTAAAGAGCACCTACTGCCAAGTTAGCACCGCCACCAGTTTTATCTAAACCGTATAACGCCGCTTGGTTAGTTGAGTAAATTGGAGCCGCCGCTGTTTCCCATAATTGAGTTGTGTTGTTCCATTTCTTAACTGACCATTTAGCACCCAAGTTAGGTTCTGTAGTTTTAATCCATAAAGAACCTGTTGGTTTTGGAGCTGTGTCTGTTGACTTGTATTCTGGAACTGATGTGTGCGGAGCAATAGTTAATGCTGGTGCTTTGAAAGTACCTGCTGTTAAACCAATCTCTGCTAATAGTGTAGAAGCATTTGCCGCCAATACAATATCTGCACCAGTTGAATAAATTTCTAATTTACCATCTACTACTGCTGAAGTTACACCAGCAATACCAGCCGCTGTAATTCCTGTTACTACATCTGAAAGTGCAGTACCGCCTGAAGTTACAACAGAACCGTTTAAGCTCATTGTAGCACCATTACTAATAGTTGGATTGCTTTCAGTTCCTGTTACAGTTGCCCATGAACTAATCCATGCACTTGAACCTACTTGTACCCAAGTACCACTTGCGTTTTTGTAGAAGAATTTATTTAAAGTTGTAGTTGCAACAATGGCATAGTCACCTACTGCGCCAACAGAAGTTTTAGGTGTTCCGCCTGTTACCTTAGTTGCATCTGTAATTACTGTTGGAAGTTTATTGCTAAAGCTCTGACCACCAGTTGTCGATGCTGAAGCACTATTCCATTCAAAGATTCCAAATACACTATTAGCAGTATCAAACCAGTATGTTCCGTCTGCTGGGTTTGCCGCTGGAGCCGTTGCAGTTGCAATTAGCTCTGTAGTGTTTAAATCTGCTCTAACTACGTAAGCTCTATTTGCCACTCCTAAGTATGAGTAAGCCGCTTGTAATCCGTATTCGTTAAGCTCGTTACCATGTAACGCATTGTTGTTAGAATCTGTATAGAAAGTTGGATCTCCAAACAATTCTGTTAATTCTCTTTGTGAAGTAATCAAATACGGTACTCCCGCATTTTTACTTTGTGTTCCTGTTGCTGTACCTGTTCCTGATGCGTTCTGTTTATCCTGTGCAGACGCAACGAAAATCATTGGTACTGTTCCTGGTTCCGCCGGCGTGTAAAAACTTTCGTCGATTACGGAAACCTGTACTCCTGGTGATGTTAAAGCCATTTTAGTTCTCCTGTTAGCATATTACAAGTATTTATACCAAAACGCATAAACCTATGGTATAACTACGGTGAAAAAGGGATCAAAAAGGGCAGGTAAATACATATATGAGACCTTTATGTGAATGTGGACAGAAACCTGTAGCAATCAACTACTACAAGAAGGGCAAACCTTTCTATCGAAGCAAGTGTGAGTCATGTGTTAGGCATGGCAAGCCACGTACCGCATATTCCAAGTACAAACAGTCAGGCTATACTAAAAAGAACGAGTGTGACAAGTGTGGGTATAAAAGCAAACACAAGGAACAATTTTCAGTCTACTATGTAGACGGTGACATGAACAACATCAGGTTTAGTAATCTAAAGACCGTGTGTGCTAATTGTAGTAAAATTATATATAAGGAAGGGTTTAAGTGGAAACAAGGAGATCTCGTACCTGATCTGTAAGATCGTTAACGGTCTTGTTATTCTCAATAATCTGTGTAAATTTAGTTTGTGCCCAAGCCCATTCACTAGGGTGTACTTCTTTAGGCTCTGTTCCATAGTCCCTGTAGTCTACAAACCATTGCGGATCATCACCACGTTTTACACGCCATACTTGACCTTTGATCTCATATAGCATTTTAGCTTCATTAGGGAAACGTACATCTGGTATAACAAAGTTCTTGCCGGGATTGTCTAGTATTTTCTTCTTTGTTAGGCTTACCCATATACCATCGTAAAATCCATCACGCATACATTCGGTACCAAACAGTTGTAATACTAGCCTAGGTGTAATTGTTTCACCAGTTTCTTTTGACCAATACTCGTCAACTTCTTCTCTCCATGCTCTGCTTTCATCGGTTTTGCCATCTAGTAGCTCACGGTCCCAATCAAACATAACACTCACAGAGTCTTTAAGTTTGTCAGCAAAGCTGATCTTTTCAAAATCATGTTTTCTAATCAAATAATCAGCAATAGTATCTTTGCCCGATCCAATAAGTCCGCAGATTCCTACGATCATAGAAGTTTCCTTTCTTTAAGTATTAATATATGTATGTTACTATAGATTTATCTAAAAGTCAAGCAGTTATTAGCCAATTGTGAAACCGTAGCCAACACCACCTGCAATCTGAGTCTGAAGCTCAGTATCAAGTTTTTCCATTTCAGCAATGGCTTCATTCTTAAGTGCATCACCGTTTAGTGTTGATCCACCCTGTGGTCCTGCTATAGTGGCAAATTTGCTTCTTGCTTCTCCAAGCATATACTTACAAGTAGCGAGTGCATAATCTTTGATCCACTGTTGGGCTAGGTAATCTTTTAATAATTCTGAATCTGGTCTATAGTTGTAGCAGTAAAGTAGTAATTCTTCTTCTGCTCTAGGGCGTTGTAGTACCATAAGTTCTTTTGTAGTAGTGTTCCATTTGAATTCAATAAATGAACCAAACATTCTTCCTACCAATTCTTGGTACTGACTGAACATATCATAAGTTGCTAATCCACCCATGTTAGTACTTGCTAAAAGATATGTGTTTGTGTATGCCAGGTTGAATGGTTCAAACAATGTACCACCATCTCCTCCACCTGATCTAGAACCAATTGATCTACGGAATATTTTTCTTACTTCAACTACTTCTTGAGGTAAAATGTATGTATTCTGATCAATGATTGTAGGAAGGAATATATACGACTCTTCTACAGAATTATCTGATCTTTGTCTAAATTTTGATAGTGATTTTTTCAATGCTGTTTCGTAGTGTGCTGGATCCAGCTCTACGTCCACCATACCACCGCCTAAACTTAGGTTAATGTAATCAAATACTTCTTGTTTCTGTGTTGTCAAATCTGCCATAATCTTTCGTCTCCATATGTATTTATACGTTCGATAAATACTAATGTTATGCCAAGACTCAGTTTATACAAACCCGAAAAGGGCAAAGATTACGATTTCCTAGATAAGACCATCCAGGAGATGTTCACTATAGGTGGTACAGACGTATTTGTCCACAAGTATTTAGGACCAGTTAATCCTGATGAAGCCGATGCGACACCGGCTCAACCTAGGTATAATGCTGTTAAGGAAACTAATATACAAGATATGCTATTCCTTGAAAACAGGGATAGAAAGTATGATCCAGACATTTATGTAATACGTGGTATTTACAACGTTGCAGATATTGACTTTGATATGAGTCAATTTGGATTGTTCCTACAGAATGATGTATTGTTTATGACAATACCTATCAACTATAGTGTAAAAACACTCGGACGTAAGATTATGCCAGGTGACGTAATAGAGCTACCACACTTAAAAGACGAGTATGCTCTTAATGATTACCAAGTAGCACTAAAACGTTTTTACGTAGTTGAAGATGTAAACAGAGCGGCAGAAGGATTTACACAGACTTGGTATCCACATTTATACAGAGTCAAGATGAAACAAATTGTTGACTCACAAGAATTCAAAGAAATACTTGACTTACCATCAGAGGAAGGTTCAAGTAATACTTTACGTGATGTACTATCAACGTATGA